ATGCCATCGGTGTTTAAAATGGGGTCATTGCCCATCCCAACAAACTCAAACAGATTAAAAATATAATGCGGATTGGTTATATTGTTGGCTCGCATTGTTTGGGCAATGGAACCGTCGAAGCTATCAAAGGCCAGAAAGCGAGGGTCGCCCGACAGCACCTTGAAGAAATACTTATAACTATAATCGTAATCATTGGTTCCTATACGCCTGACACACCTTTGGCTATAGGGCGGGATGGTGAATGTATCTGTCGGGCTTGAGAAACCATCCAGATAAATTGTATAGGTTCGGTCGGTTAAGTTGTGGATACGCCAACAGTTGTACTTTAAATAAGAATCTGGAACGGCAAACGATGTGCCAGAACCCAAGGCCAGAATAATTTCTGCCACGGCAAACTTCCATTCCTTCTCCGGGGCTGGCTGGTCGTATTCCCAAATATGATACTCCGTACCGCTGTCGGTTCTGGTGTGTACCTTTAAACTGTTTATAAGGTTTGGCGTACTGCTGCCAGCCAAGTGTGCATACCCGTCCGAGCTATAGGTTGCAACTGTGGCCGCATCGGCAGCCGTGTCATAACTGCTTTGTGAGTGGTGTGTTGGTACAGTTTCAAAAGCAGAATAAAGAACGCTTGTACTGCTTGCGGTATGTGTTCCCCCGGTTGTCCAAGTAAACGGTGTGCCTCGATATAAATAACTGTCCGGGTAACTGCTTGGGGTTGCGCTTGCCCCTATGTTCTCAAGGAGATAAGTGGAGCAACCGTTTAAAGCCTTTGTGAGAATAGAGTCTGCCTCGGCCCACAAAGCGTTCATACGCTCCGCCGTGGGTTGCTCGTTCCCTGTTAGGTAGCTTATAGCCACACCGCTTTACCGCTTCCACCCGTTCCGCTCCCTGCCCCGGCTTTACCCTCCCTAATGGTTCCCCGGGTTGTTCGTTTGAAAATTGTATTGGTGCTGTCCACCGGGATTAACGACAAGATAACCTCCCGCATCTGGTTGTGCCATGCCGCCTCCGGTCCGTTGCCTTTTAGCTTGGGGGGAACTCTGGTCATTAGCTTGCCTCCGGGTAAACAAAGTTAGGCCAAATATTCAATTGCCATTCTTGGTTTCTCTCAAACTTCCCACCGGACACTTGGGTTACTTGCGGGGACTTCTTTAACCACTTCCATTTGTATGTGAAACCCGTTCCCGTAATGTCCGAGTCCACGGTAAAACTTGGCTCGTCAATGTCGCTTATGGTTGCTTGTATCATGGGCGGCATTCCCTCCGCCGTGGCAAGTTGCGCCGTGGTCCAAATGTAACCCACTCCATAGGTTGCCATTTTTCTTTGGTAGTCGCTGGCTACTAGCTCGGTCTTACGCAAGACATATTCAAAGTCTAACCAAGACTCTTGCCCCTTGGATAACATGAAGAAAAGAAACTTTGCGGTGTTGGACCATGAACCCGTTGCCGTTGTGCCGGTGTGTATGTCCACCGCAAAGGCAGCGGCAGCATTGGCGTAAGTGCCGTCATTTACTTTTTCAACCGCTTTCTCCACATCCTTAATGGTGTTGGGGTGGAGTGCCAAAACCCGCCAATGTTCCCGAATGTCCTTTTGAGAGTCTTGGCCAATCAATTCCCAAGTGGTTGTTAGCTCTGCGTCATTGGTTCCCCCGCCCCCGCCGGTAACGTCCCGGTTGACTCGTGCGGTTAACGTTGCAGTTGCCCCGTTGGTCTCGTAACTAACGTCATCGGACTTTGGAATAAAGCGACTTATTAAACCCCTAACCGCATCCTTTTCGCCTGAATACCGTACCTCGCTGGTCCACCCGCTTTGCCTATTCCAAGAATAGCGTCTGCCGGTTTTAACTACCTTGTCCCTGCCTACTATCGTTGCCATTTTAAGGGTAAATTGTGTCTGTTGTTGCTGCTACCTTTTCCTTGGTGTTTTCTTCAATCTGTTTTTGAACTGCCAACTGTTGCCGTGCCAAGTTTACCAAGCCTTGCGGAGACCTCACTAACGCCCCGATTTGTTGGGCACTTGTAAGGGACCGAGTGGAGGCTTTTGCCGCTGAACCCTTGGACAATTTTTGCGCTGCCTCCATTGCTTTCATCTCCAATTCTAACGCTTTCTTTTTGTCCTCCGGTTTGCCGGTCTCCCGCAACGCCTTGGCCTCCTCCTCCGCTTGTTCCTTTGCCGCCTTCAACTGCTTGCGTTGCTCGGCAGTTGTTAACTTGGCAAAGTCCAATTGCTCCTTGCGTTTCTTAACTTGCTCCTCAAGCGTCTTAATTTGCTTCTCCAGTTCAAAGTCTATCCCCTGCCCTAAAAACTTCTCCGCCGGGTCTCCTATTGATTCTTGGGTTGCTGCCTTAAACTGTTTGTCTGCTTTTTTAATTTCTTCAATTGCCTCCTTGTAAGTAGCAGAAAACGCCTCACCAAAACTAGCACCGGACCCCGGCATCAATGCGCCCATGCCAACAATTAGGGCTTCAATCGGCGCAACCATTAGCTTGATTACCGTAACGACTCCATGGGCAAAACTTGTTAGATTGCCGAGAAACTCCCCAAACCATTTCCGGTTTCCTGCCCCAAACGCCTCCAGCTTTTTATTGGCAACGTCCAATGCGCTTAAAGCCTCCTCGCTAATTGCGAACTCCCCGGCTGCCGTTGCCATCTCCCGCAATGCCTCGGACCCTTGACTAATCAAAGGCAACACCCGGCGGCCAAGGTCATCGCCAAAGGTGCGTATTGTCGCAGTTAACACCCTGCCTTTGTCATCTGTATTTTCGGCAGCATCGGCAAAGAGCATTAAAGCCTCCCATGGGCTTTTGCCTTTCATTTTGTCAGACTCTAAACCAATGAGTCTAAAGTCCTCAATAACGCCTTGGGACCCGCTCATTGCATCATGCATTTTGTCGGTTAGGGTTCCAAAGGCATCGGTAACGTCATTGGTGTCCGCCCCCATCTGCTTAAACAGAAAGTCCATTTGTTGGAATTGGTCCGTGGTAAGACCGATTTGATGGGAAAAGGTTTTAACGTCCTTTGCAAACTGCAAAGCCTCGGCACTAGACTTGGCCAAAAACCCGGCAGCAAACACCCCGGCAAGTTGCCCCCGCAAGTCCCCCGCCATTTTACGACCGGACTTTTTAACCGACTTGCCCACGCCTTTCATACCCTGTTCAAAGGGTTTGGCGTCCAAGCCGAGTTGTGCCATTAACTTTGCAATCATCAGTTATTCTCCACGTTTTGTTTGGCTAAAAGCTCGGCGTAACGTTCCCCAAACTCGTCCGCCTTTGTCTTTGCATCATCATCGTCCTCGGTCTTTAGGGTCAAGTTGCCCTCCATTTCCCCGAGCGTGACAATGTCCCAAAGGTTCATTGCAAAGGGGCGGTTTAATATTTCCGACTCGGTTAGGTTGGTGTTCTTATGGAGTTGGCAACGGATGACTTGGGGGAGTGGCGTTGAAAGTCCCTTGCCCTTTTCCTTGAACCAATAGGAGGGTCCGGTAACTCCCTCGTGAATGTATTCGGCTAGAAACTTGGTTTCCTTTTCCAAGTCGATTTGGGCACACACCTTGGCCAAACGCTTGGTGTGCTTCTTAACCTCTCCGTTTCTTTGAGCCTCTAAAAACCCCTCAAAGGTGTTACTGCAAACGACAACGGCAATGGCAAAGTCTATGACCGTTGCAGGACCACCGAGGAGGAGGGCACAGTTGTTTTTTTCGAGGAGGATATAGTGCCCCAAACTAAAGGGGCGCAACTTTATCCCAAGGACCTCGTAAGTGTCCGGGACAATGGTAGAGTTAAAGTCCCGCACATTGATTAAACCGTGTCCTCTACGTCTAAATCACAACCGGCATACTGCCGCAACGTCATGCTTATCCGCGCCTCCGCATCGTTGGAACGTGATAGCTCCCCGGAAATATAGGACCATTTGCCGTCTGCCGCACCAGCGGTGTTGTTGGTAGCGGTGTCCCCGTCCAAGGTGGTTAGGGTTGTGTCCGCTTCCACTAGGGAAATAACTGTTCCCGGGGCGGGTAACAATGCCTCAATGTCCGCTTGCACCAAATCCAATGTGGTGGAACTTGGGACAACTTCAATGGAACATTCCCGGTTGTGGTTGCTGAATACAACCGTGGAAACGTCACCACTCCCGTTTTTAATTTCCGCAACGTCCGACTGATTAGAGACCGAAACGCTTTGAATATCTCCGTGGGTCGCGCTTAAAGGTTCCGCAGTCGCAAACCCTGTCGCGGTAATTCCCGCCACTCCCCACACTACATATTTGCCATTTGCCGTAGCCATTGCGCTAGGTTATGGGTTTACCGGTGCGTTTCAAATTTTGGGGGTTATTTCTTCATGGCTTTTTCCATGCGGTATTTTAGCCGTTTCTTGAAATACTTATTCATTAGGGAGATGGACATATTCATGGAATAGCGCATCCACCGGGAGGCGTCCTTGCTTTCCGTTGCATAATCCACCATGTTCACAATGGTTATTTCTTGGTTGGGAAAATTCAACCTTGAGGACCGGTCCCGGATTCTGCCCATGCCCCCTTGGGCTTTAACCCATCCATACCATCCCTTGTTGCCCCTAGCCTTTAACCTCTTGGCTGCCGCATTCCACCCGGACTTGTAAAACCCTATCCGTTGGGCTTGCTTGTTTACATAACCAGATTTTGCCCCCTTGTTAATTACAAACAATTGTTTGCCGGTGCTTTTGTTTACCCTGCCCCTCCGGTTCCTAAATTGGTCGTGGTAATTGTCTGGAATCCTAGACTGCACCGGTCTCCCCATAATTTTGGAGAGTGTGTTAAAATCTTGCTTGTTGATTAGCTTTCTAATTTTTGGGTCTTGGTAAAGTTTCATTTCTTTTAGCACACCAATAACCCGGCTAATGTCAACGTTTAGTGTGTGCCTACCCGCATCCCTTTGCGCCTTTGCCCCTTCCCGGTGCGCTTTACCAACGTTGCCAGAATGCGGAGGAGTTACCTTTATGACGGTCTCCACCAAGTGCCGCCCCGTAAGACGTAGAATTTCCTTAACCTCTAAACCGGTTTGGTCAACAAGACCGTCCACCGCTTTAAAAAACTGCCCGTCATCAATCTGGAATTTAGTAGCCACTCGCGCAAATATCGAACGAAACGGACCCAACCAAAAACCGGTCCTCCACGTTTTGACTTATGCGAAACCCGGACACTCCACTCGTCCTTATGTCCTGCTCGGTAGCGTCCAGCGTGGTGGGCAAGTCCGGGTCCAAGAATAAATCCCGCACTCGTGCCAGCAAAGTCCGGTGGGTGCTTGCAGCATTGGTGGCATCGACGTTGGTTCTGGTTTCAATGTTTATCCGTGTCACCCAAATCCCCGAGAGGTTGGACCTCTCCTCCGCACTTTCCGCATAACAGACAATTCCGTTTTTATCAAAAGCCCCGTCCGTTATCCCCGGCAAAGCGTCATAGGTGGAGGAATAGGTGGACCACCAACTAGCCTCTGTAATTATCTCCTTAACCGCTAACTCCAGCTTGGAGTCAATATTGTTGTAGGGACTACTCATTTAATCCTTTGACTTGTAGAGACACAACCTTGCCGTCCGATAGTCCCCGGGTGCTAACCCGGTAGTTTCTGCCCACCAAGGTCGAGTCATACGCTGCCGTTATTGCTATGGTGTCCCCCACATCCGGGAGGGTTGTAAAGTCGGCAGCCTTAACCAAAAGCTCTACGTCATATTCCGGGACAATTCCCCCAACCTCCAAGCTGTTCTCCTCGGAGACTTCACCAAAATAACCGGTGTAACTGGACCCGCTAAAGGTAAAGGTTACGGACCACTCGGACCTCACCTTTTCAAAGTCCGTTTGCAGTTGGGTTACTAAACTCATTTTAAAATTAAAAGGGGGAGGGGGAACTAACCCCTCCCCCCAAGCACTAACTTAAACCACTAATTATAGGTCTGCCTTGGTCATTGCGAAACTCTCCGCATGACGCACAGCAATATCCGTAAACAGGGAAACGATTAACCTAATCGTCCCGCTTGCCGCGCTCGTGTACGGGTCTACCAAAACTTCGACGCCATCCCATCGACCAATGATAAGGTCCGACATATTGCCAAAGATAAAGGCAGTCCCGTTTGTTCCCGTGCCCAAGTTGTCCGGCACGTTATTGCTAACAAACAACGGATAACCGGCAACGCGCCCGTCCGTGTCCAAGAGGAATTTAGCGGTGGAACTTGCAACCTCGGTGGTAGCCAACTTGGCTCGACCGGCGGCAGAAGTTAGCCAAGCCAAATCACCCAAAAGGGCATTATCTTGGTCCACTTGCTTAATGACGTTCCAGACTTCCGAGTAACTCATTGTCTGCCCGTCTCCCTCATCACCAATGCCGCTGGTTGCAATAATGCCCGTAGGCTCATTGCTGCCGCCGCCGTTAATGGCTGCCGCATCCTCGGCAATTGCCAATGCCTTGAGAATGTCGTTACGCAACACATTCTCCATGTCCAAACTGGACTGAATCATTAGTTGCTTGGAGACATTCACATGAACGCTCAACCGTTTCGGGGTCAACGAAACTTGGTCGAACACCGGCACGGACTCCGTGGGACTTCCCTGCTCTGCAACCCAATAGGCGGAGTTGCTTGTGGTCATCCGTGGAATCGAGACGTTACCTTGCAGTCCAGACAACACAGTTGCCCCGGCTTGCTCCACGACAACCATGTTAGACAGGGCGTCAATGAAGTTTGCAGAGTCAACGGCATCCTCAATGGTGTTACCACCATGGCCAAGACCACTCCCGGAGGAGGCAGCCGTTACGTCACGGACTTGCAAGTCGTTAGGGATAACCAAGCCTTGAGAGACTCGACCATAACGCTTTTGCGCCTCCTCGGAGACTTCAGCCTCGTAACCGGTAAAGCGTCCCTCTTTAATGTAGTTAGCAACTGCATTGCAAAGGCTAAAACGCTTCTCCTCTTTCGGCGCAAGGATTTCTCCCTTGTCCTCGACAGGCTCGGTTTTCAGTTGGTTATCAAGAATCCACCGTGAAAATTCGCCGGGGGTCTTGCCGTCTTGGATGGCATTGTGGGCATCATCCATGCAGTTGTAACGTGCGCCTAGCGCAGTCAACTCCTTGGAACGTTTAAGCTCGGCATTGCGTGTGTTCTCCGCAATAACCTCAACGTTAGGAGTGTCGTTTTTTACTTCTTCACTCATAATATTTTTATCTGATTTTATTGTTTTAGTTTCTTGCGGTTGTTCTATCGACACACCTCGGCCAACTCCAACCGAGGGGTCCGCTGGGACCGGCACGAGCGAAAGCTCAAGCGGCAAGAAACGTGTAACCCGGAGGGTGTCCAGCCCTTCAGTTGCTTGCTCCCTAACCGTGTTGAGAACGTAGTAGCCAACGCTTACCAAGCGTCTAATGCCATCTTTAACGTCCCGGTAAATCTCTTGTGCCCTTTGGCTTTGACTAAACCGGACAACTGCCCTTGCAATTTTGTCCTCGTCTACTCGGGCACTCTCCACAACACCAATTTGGTCGTTAGTGTCGTGGTTTAATAAAAGTGGTGCGCCATTGTTTAAGCGTGTAAGGTCCACACTATCCGGGGAGTGGTCTAGGACTTCCAAGTAACCATCCCTCTCCACGGGTGTCTCTGAACTAAAGGCCAACTCCACTACGTTGGTCTCCTCTAGTGCGCGGACCTCGGCGTTAACTGCCTCCCGGGTTACAACTGTTTCCGTTGCCCGGTGCTTGTCCTTGTCCTCCTCGTAGGCATTGCCCTCTCCGCCTTCCGGTTCCGGTTCCCCCTCGGTAATGCCGTCCGGTTCTTTTGGGTTTTTCTCCATGGTAATCGTTACCGTGGTAGCGTCCTCCTCAACGTTTACAACGTGGCGTTTATCCAGTTCCTCACTCATCTTGGCCCGAGGTTATGGGTTCCTCTCCCTGTTTCAAATTTTGGCCAAACTTTAAACCCTTCTCATCGGCTAAAGTATTGTCCAACGCAATTTGGTCAAATACGTCCTCAACGTCCCCGCCACCCTCGGCTATAATGGTCCGCCTAGACTTTAACCCGGACTCAACCGCTTGGATGTTGGCTTGCAAATCCTTGAGAGGGTCAACCCATGCCCACCGTCTTGGTTTCCATTGGGGCACGTTCATTTTTTCGAAACGCCCAATGTTAAATGGGAAATGGTTTGCCAGCATTGCAGACTCTAACCACGCCTCAAACACCGGACCAATAAACCCGTCAATAAACCATTGTTGGACCTTCTTGAAATGCTCCCGTTGTTCCAACACCCCGGCCCGGATGCTTGAGTAATTAACCCCCTCAAGGTCCCCGCTAATTAACTCGTAACTTACACCGAGACCACTAGCGATACCGCGCAAGGTGGACTTAACAAAATCCTTGTAAGCCGTTGTTGGGTGCGAGGGGTCCCACTCCTTGAACGTCATGCCGCTAGGCAATTCCTCAATGGTTCCCGGTTCCGCTTCCATTAAAAGGTTGTAATCGCTGTCCTCCTCCCCGGTGTAACCATCGGAGTTTTCCTTTTGAAGCCAGCCCATCTTACAACTTGAAACTCGTGCCGCCACAACCTCTGCCTCCTCATACCCTGCCAATTGCTTTAACCGGGTCATGGCTGAAATCATCCACGGCACTCCTCGGGTCTGGCTAACTCTCTCTTGGTTGTAAACGTGGATTATCTCATTGGCAGGAATACGTTGCCGGTGTTGGTAGCTTGCCGTGTAGTTATCCCCCGGGTGGTTGTCGAGTATGTGATACGCAACCGGTTTCCCAAACTGGTCAACCTCCACACCCATCCTTATCCTGTTGCCGTTTTTTAATTTTAAATTGTGTTCATTATCCAGACGGTCCGCCTCAATGAGTTGCAGGGAAAAGCCGAATGGATTTTTGTAACCCCGGATTATTCTAATGAGAACGTCCCCGTCCCTTATTGCACTTCGCAGGGTCAACCTCTGCAAATCCCTCCAAGTCATTTTGCCCGTGGGTGTGCAGTTGGCAGCCTTGCCCCAACTGTTCCAAGCCTTCTCAATGGCAAAGTTAGCGTAACGGTCCGGGGCATTGGGTTGGTCCATAACTTTCATTTGCAGACCTATCCCATGTGCCCCAAGCACATTATTCTCCATGCCGTCAAGGTAACGGCGGACATAATCGTTGTTACGTTCCAACTCCCGGCAGCGTCCCCGCAATCTAACTAGGTTGCCCCTAATTTCCTCATCTGCCGTGGTGGTGGGGCTTAACCAATCGCTAGTTAATCGGCTAACGTTTGCCCCGTGGAAACTCCGCTTGGCCGGTTGCTTTATGTAACCCAACCGCTTGGCTAATTTGTCAATTACTCCCATGCCTAAAACCTTGCTTTGATTAGCCTACCCGTGCCCCTGCCGTCCTTGGTTTTCCTTAACCCCTCCTCGGCTTTTAGCTTGTCCTCGTAACGTTGCAGAAGGTCCGCCAATTCAGCTATTGGAATCTTGTTAATGGAACGTCCGCCAATGTTGTAACTTTCCACATCACTCCCGGCGCGTCCCTCTAGGACACTCCTAATGGTCTCGACCATAACCCGTGCGTGGGTTCTCTGGTCGGTGGTTGCGGAAGTGGCTAAAGCGTTAAGGTTGGCCTTAATGACCAACTTACCGGAGTCAACTAGATAACGTTCCCCGGACTTGGTAACGTAGGCTTGCCAAGCGTAAACCCCTGCCGTGTAACCGGTGGTTGTGGAAGCGGCAACGGTAACGGAGTAGTCGTTAGTGTTGCTCGTGGCGGATATATCAAACCCGGTCCCGGTGTTGCTTCTAAAAGAGTAAGAGAGGGACCACCCATCCGCCGGGGTGTAGTCCACCACGGTCTTATCAAACTTTAGAGTGTCCCCGGCAATTAACTCGTAAGGCTCAATTGTCGGTGTAGTCGCCGCCATTTAAGGCGAGTCTATTGGGCAATGCGGGTGTTTCAAATTTCCCGCTTGGGGGGTCTGCCCCTTGGGCGACTGCCCGGGCGTGGAGGCTTGCTTGCGTTCGCCTTGCTAGATTGTTTTTTCGCCTCGCTAGTGCGCGAACCCATAAGGCTGCCCACGTTAATTTTGTGGTCCCACTTATGCCCACACTCGGGACATTTAACTTGTTTTTTCACACTTTCAAAACCTTATCTGCCGTCAGCCTTGGAAATCGTCAAGCGGTTTTGGGGAAACGATGAAGCACGCCGTTTCTCCGTCCTTGTCCTTCCCTTTTTCAAAAATGCCATAGTAACAAGATTCACGGGGCGCGACTCCTTCAATTTGGAAAATCAAACTTATGGATTTGGTTTGCTCCAGATTCGTCAGGGTTATGGTGAACTCGTTGCCCTCGCCGTTGTCGTCTGTTGAGTCGCTCAGGTGTTCAGCAATAAGCGCGGGAATATCTTTACGGATTAAACCGGCGTTTACTCCGTCAATAATCTTCACAGAAGCCGGTGTGTGCTGCTTGGCTAGTTTGCCAAAGTCAATAGACTTGGCACAATGTGGGCATTTTTGCGGTTCAGTCATCACGTTTTTTTTATTTCTTTTTGTTTTTTCACACTTTCAAAACCTTATAGAGGGACACGCAGGGAGTTTGCCTTTAATGAGTCCAAACCATCGGAGTAGTCGAAACGCCCCCACAACTCCGCCCCGCTTGGCCTTGCAATAAACTGCTCCGCATGGTTCTCAAAGATATGCCAAGACAAGCAACCACTAAACCCGGGCACATCCTTATGCAACACAAAGGGGTTATATTTCCTGCCCTTACGCATCTCCCACCCGTTAGCCTTTAGGTAGTCCGCAAAGGACTCTTGCGTAAAGAACTGTTTAACGGCACGGACCACCGATTTGTTAAAATAATTTCCCTCGTCGGTCGAGTCTGTCCATTCCCCGTTTCTAAACTTCTTTACTGCCTCCTTCTTTGAGGTTGCGTCCACATAAAAGATTTTCTCATAAACAACATAATCCTCCACGCTCAAGGCGTAAGTCTTTTCTTTTTTCATTGCGCCCCCCTTACCTCCAGCTTTATAGGCTTTTCCGTTTCATCATCCCAAGCATCCACAAACAACTTGCCGCCAATGGAATCGTCTAGGTAAATAACCTTTCCGTTAAAGGTAACATAGGCGGCATTTTCCCCACTCTGTCTTATTTTTATTTTTTTCATTGCACTAATTAAAAAGAAAAGGGTCTGCCGTTGTCATACATGGGGACGCCTTGGCTTTTGCAAATTGCCCTTTCCGCTTGTGCCTCCGCCGCATCAATAGCGGCATAATGCTTTTGGTTGTAATCGTTCGCGCCTCCCGTTTCGGTAACGCTTGTGGTTTCTAGTTTAACCTCTATGTCCCCGGCAGTTTTTAAGACTTCAAACAACGGTTCCTCCTCGGCGTTTGGTGTTTGCCTAACCGGTGGGTCGCATGGGTTTCCATAAGGCTTGTCCTCTATTTTCACCCGGTGGGTTAACTCGACCTTGTAAGTTCTTTTGACGTAATAAGTGGTTTTCATTTTCGTTTGGTTCCTTTCTCTAAAACGCTTGCACCATCTCGCTAGTGGACACAAGCAAGGTGTCCTCCTCATCAAAACAAAATTGCCTTGCCGTCACCTTGCAAGGCTTAACCTCGTAGACCTCACCGGAGGTGTGCTTGTAGCCATGCACATCGTCCACCCAAACGGAAAAAGTCTTGATTGGTTTCTCTGCCGTTGGCCTTAACACCCTAACCACCGTGCCGCAAAAAGAACCCGGCCCACCGTTAGGGTTCACAAACTCAACACCCTTGCCAACTGGTGTGAACAAAGATTTCTGTTGTAGATACAAGCGTTGGTTTCTAGTCGATATGTGAGGTAATCCGTTCATTGTTATTTATTCCTTTTTTGTGTTTCCGGTCCTGCCGGTCCAAGAAACCTAACAGTTAGGTATAAAGAGGGCAACCCCTTTTTTTAACTTTTTTTCACTTTTCCCCTTTCTGCCGTCACAACGTAACAATCCAATGTTTATAGGGGTATCTTCGGAATCCTGCCGTAACAACCTAAACTCCTATGTTACGGATGGAATTTGATTTTAGCCAATGTTTATAGGGTTTGTGACGTTGTTACGGATTCCTATGGGGGGGGGTTGCTTAAACCCGGAAATTGCCCACAAAGCCCCCATTTCTAGCGGGTCTTTGGCGTTGTCGCTTGGGTTCTTTTTCCTCGGGTTCCTCTAGGTTCCGGGCCAATTTCTCAAGGTTGGGGTTAAGAATTACCAAGGCGCAATAGGCATAAATGCGAACGTCTAAAGCCTCGTTTCTGCTCCCGCCGCTTTTCTTTTGCCAAACCCTAGTCTTAACCCCCCGGAGGATTTTGGTAACTGCTTTCTCGCTGGTTAACATCTCAAACCAATACTCATCGTAACCGTTGCCAATACGGAAATGGCAATAACCATAACCCGGGTCCTCAATCTTTAGTCTGCCAAAGATTAACTCCTTTGCCGTGTCGGTTCCGATTGTGTAAAGGCGCACACGCTTAACACTCGTCTTGGTTGGGCGCGAAACTATCGGCTTGCCAAATCCGCCCATGCCTTTAATTGCAAAGATATTCCGAGGCTGCCGGGGGTAAACAAAGTGGTAAACCTCATGCGTCAAAAATCCAGAGTCCACACAACACCCGGCAATGGGGAGGGTCTTGCCGTCTGCCGTTTCAAACCTAGATTGCAAATACTCGTCCAAGTTTTTCCACACTCCCGGGTGGGAGGGTTCCCCGATAAATTGCCGGTACTCAATTCCCCAACTCTCCTCGCCCGGACCCCATGCCACAACCTCACACTCCAGACGGTCCGCTTGAACGTCCACCCCTGCCGTTAGGATAACCGCACCCTCGGGGACCTCGTTATTATAGGTCTCCCGTCTTGCCATGAGGTAGTGTGGTTGCACCTCCTCGTGTACGTCCTCCCATGCCTCCGCCATGAATGTGTTGGTCCAAGTCTTAATCCCTTCCGTGCCCCGCTTCTTGGATTCAAGGAATCCCACAACCGCTTGGTGTAGTCGGTTCCTAAATCCTTTCTTGGCAGGGAACACACTACACAATCCGTTTATGTAATAACCACGCTTGCCGCTAAACTCCTCCCCTGCTCTCCATTCCCCGGCCTTAATCATCTCCACCCGGTCCGGTTCGCCAATGGTCTTGTCGCAATGCTCGCACATATAATGTGCCGCCTCCAAATCATCCTTGTCCCAAAACACTTGCCTCCACTTCATTGTCTGGAACTCCCCGCAATGTGGGCACGGAGACCACCACTCGTTTTGGTCGGTCAAGGAATATTCCAACTCAATCTTGCTCAAACCCTTAATGGTGGGGGTGCTGGTCTTGATTATTATGGCATTGTGGAAAGTGTCGGTCCGCCGCTCGGCAAGACTCAACGGGTCCCCCTCGGTTCCCGCGCTTGCCGGGTAACGGTCCACCTCATCACACAACAACACCCTTATGGGTCTGGCAGCCAAGGAGGCGGGAGAGTTAGCCCCGGCCATGGTGATGTGTCCGCCTAGAAACCTTTTGTGTAATTTGGTGTTGCCGCTATCCCTCGCCTTGGGGTCCGCCACTAGACGCTTCAAAACGGGGGTGTCCCTCACCATCGGCGCAAGCCTGTCCCCGGACCATGTGGTTGCCATCTCAAGTGTAGGTTGCAGACACAAAATTGGGGAGGGGTCTTGGGCAATGAAGAACCCAACGATGTTGTTAACCACCTCGGTCTTACCCGTCTGGCTTGCCCACATTAACGTGATGCTCTGGACCTCCGGGTCCATCACCGCATCCATGGGACCGGCTTGGTAGGGTGCGGCGTTTACCCGGTAAGCTCCGGGCCTTGCGCTTGCCTCGCTAGAAAGTCTCCGGTGCTTCTCCGCCCACTCCGTTACCGTCAACCTCGGCGGGGGTCTCCAAGCTAGAAACGTCCTGTCCAATCTCGTCAGAACTGGCAACCACTCTCTCTGCACTTTTGAGTCTCGTAAGTTCATTTAGAATCTCATCCTTGCTAATATCGTCCATGGTACTCGCTATAATCTTGGACCGACACGAGGTAAACACATCCTCCATGTAGCGAGCTACTGCCGTCCTCGGAATCCACTTGCCTTGGAGGATTAACAACTCCGCCTCCAGCTTTTTGCATTGGGCCAACAACCTACGGTTCTTTAACTCCTGCTCGCTAACGTCCCCCTTGCCTTTCTTGTTGTTGACTTGGACCCACGACAACCACTCCCCCAAGGAGTAATTGCCCTCCTTATCCGGTTGGGGCGCACCCGGTTCAATCCGCCAATTGTAGAGGCTTTGCCGACTCACACCCATAAGGCTGGCAATCCGGGTTAGCGTTGCCTTGTCTTTATTCATTATCCTTTGAAGTGTAAACAGGGGTGGGAGGGCTTTTTCTAGAAAAATCATGCAGACCCGGACCT